AGCTTCAGCGATTTCAGCATTTGTGTGGCCAGAATTCGCCATTGCTTTGATTCTGCTAATGCGAGCATCGGACAACTGCGTTGTTCTTCTCGGCGTTGCTCGTTCTCTGACAGTTTTCGGTTCGGCATAACGCAAGATCTCGCTCAAGGTTGTGTCTGAAATCGCACCAGACTGAATTGCAGTCCATTCGCCATCGCTGATTGTAATGCGAGTTCGCTTTCCGCTTGCACCAGTAGAATTTCTGGCATCACTAATAGCAGCACGACGGATCTTGGAAATTTCATCTTTGTCAGTAATGTTGTTTGCCTGAACCTTTGCTTTTACACGAGCATTTGCAATTCGTTGAGCTTCTCGTTCAAGAGGAGCATTCAACTGTGCGACCTTGAGAGCAGCCATAAGGCGGTTCACTTCGGGCTCAAAGGCCTTGGCCGCACTGGCAGAGCGCTTCAGAGTAGGGGTAGCCTTGTATTCAAGACGGGCCTTATTGGCAAGGTCTTTCATCTTGTTGGCATAGTCGGCATAGGCCTCTTCCTGAAGCGTTCCAGAAGACATCGAACGAACATCATCAACTGCGAGGATGCGTTTAACCTTAGTGGTTGCCGCTACCGTCTTTCCGGTACGGGGGTCCACATAAGTTCTGCCGGACTCCTTGTAAACGACTTTTCCTGTCAGAGGATCAATGACACCGCTGCCCTGACGCTCCGGTACCTCAACATCCTGCTTTCTACGGGATAAGAGGGTAGAGGCGCCGCCATGGTGACCAGTCTCGTCGTCAAAGCCTTGATACTTCTTCTTGAGCTCGGCGATACCATTGTCTTTCTCAGACTGCCGGTAGTCGAGCTTGTGCTTGGCCGCATCAATGACAACCATGCTGTGTTTAACCGCTCTTGCGATCTCAGGCTCAGTAGCGCCTTTCAGAGTCATGTCAGTAATGAGATTTGAAATCTCACCCATCTGTCTCTGTGTAGCAGCACCCTTTGCAAGGAGCCGAACGCCAGTCTTGCCCTCAGTCGAGTAGTCAGTCTTAGGATCGAAGTCCTTCAAATCCTTAAGGGCGGGGGTAGATTGGATCTTCACCCTCCCACCGGTCGGAATGACAACGACCTGGTCGCCATCAAAGTCAGCACCAGAAAGACGCTCTGCAACCTTAGGGTTGATACCCACAGCATCCCGAATGTTCTTTCCGAGAACGGAAACGGCAGTCGGGTTTTTGTTATTGACCGTAAGCTCAGGAATCTCAAAGGTACCACCATGCGGATAGCGAATTAGCACGACCTTTTCGCCATCACGATAGTTCGGGGCAAAAATCTCAGTCTCTTTCATCGCATTGAGCGGTAGTATGACCTGCGTGCTCTGACGAGGGAGAGCAGCCGCTTTCAGATGGACAGCAGCCGAGTCGCACTCATCCGCAAAGTCTAACAAGAGCTTCCGCTTTACGGTGGGATTGTTCAAAGAACAGATCTCAGAGAACTCGTCAGCAGCATCAGCGTAAGTCAAATCCAACTGCTTCTTGATAAGCTGGATGGGCTGCTTGGAAAGGAACTGGGAAGAAAGATTCTTACTCATCTTGTCCCAGTCGCCCTCTTCTTTCAGCTTGTTGATCGCAGAAAGCTTCTCATTTCCGTCGGCGTCGATATAGTGACTCTGGCCATTAGCCTTAATCAAGGCCCCAAAAGGGTTGTCGGGATCATCCTGAATTTTCTTCAGAACATCCATCTTAGGTGTTCCGGTATGCTTGTTGGTGTTAAAGACAATATCTGCGCCATCGGGCATATCGTCAGAATACATCGCCATTCCTTTGAGGTAATGAGTACCATCCACAAGGATACGAACCTGAGCATAGTGAGAGTCTCCCAAATCAAGGTCAGCAACGCCGCGACGGATCTCAATGACACCGTCTTTCAGTGCGCCACCCTCATCGCCATAAAGGATCTTCACACGGCTGGAATCAATGCTCGCCGGATACTCACGCTTATCCCAAGACTCGCCACCATCAGTAGAATGGTAGTCGCCAACAGACTTCACCAAATCAAGGTTCTGATAAACCTCTCTCTGGTCAATCTCAGGAACGGAAATAACAGGGGTGATCGTGCGTTTCTTCGGGTCGTTTACCTGGGGAACGCCGACGCCATAGCGGTTATAACCCTCGGTTTCCAAAATGAAAAGAGCCTCTTGAAGAACACCGGTAGAAACGCCAAGCTGCCGCTCAACGCCGGTGCCTACATCAATGGCTCCTTTTTCCGCAAGCTCTTTCTTCAGAATCTCTGCCGTGGCTTGCGCCTTATTCTTATTGGCTGCCGTATTCTCATTCAGCAGTGCGCGAACAGAAGAGTCATTCGCATAACCGAGGATTGAGGCGATCTCATCCAGCGTCTTACCGTCTTCCCGCAAAGAACGGGCACGGTCTGCCTGAAGAGCACGGCGTTCATGCTTTGCGACGCGAACCTGCATCCGCAAGTCAGTAGTCGAAAGATGAAGTTCATCAGCAATCTGTTTTTCAGTTTTGCCGAGCCGCTGAAGCTCTTCAACGCGAGCAAGAAAGTCGCCGCCATGTTGGTAAGGGTTATCACCGGAACCCCACGGATAGCGCCCAGAGCGCCGTTTGACGCCATAGTGCATCAGAATATCTTCCTCTATGAGGTCCATAGCTTAACCCTCCTCTTCTCTAATTTTGTTGATGACCTTATCGGCTGTGATGATCCTGTCCATGATTGGCAGAATATCCTCAACAGTCGGCTTATGGTACAGAATTTGGTCGTGCTGGTAGATACGCAGTTCCATTTCAATGTCGGCTGGACGAATATGATACTCCAAACAGAACAGAGCGGCATAGACCTCCAACTGTTCAATGTGAGCATCAATTTCTCCGGTCTTCAAATCATGGATGCGAAGAAAATTATTTCGGAAACAAATCGCGTCGGTCGTTCCGAAACAGTTCGGGGAATAGTAGAGGATCTGTTCCGGCGTCATCTTATAACCGATAGCGTCATTCACATACATGTTCAGAGTCTTCTGAGACTTGGGAAGTTTCTGCCCCAAAAGAATACACTGAGCGGCGAATGCGTGAAGAACAGTTCCTTTCTGTGTTGCCAGAAATCTCACATAGGAGTCCGCGATTTTATCATCGGTGTAATTGATCCAGTGATACTTACTTGCACCAAGGAAGGCGTGCTGACCTTCAAGGTTGGAATGCCTGTTGAAGTTCATTCAATACCTCCTCTTTATTTTCCGGACACACAAAGCGAGAGAATGACATATCGTTCATCTTCTCGACATAGTAGTCCTGATTTGGGCGCTTCTTAGCTGTCGCAGACCTCTTGCATTCGAGGGAGGCCCACTTCTCGCCATAAAGAATCAACAGATCGGGAAGTCCCTGAATTTGGTCCATCTTGAAAACCATGCATCCAGGGAACAACGCTTTCAATGACTCGATTAAACGGTCTTGAAATCCGCTCTCAAGTCTGGAACTTCTGGCCACGAAATGACCTCCTTTCGACAAAAAATAAAATGGAGAGAGGGAAATGTGTAACACATCTCTCTCTCTTCTCCATAAAAGACCCTGTTTTTTCTGCGGAAGCCAAAAAGGGCATAAAAAAGCCGAGACACCTTTTCAAGCGTCTCGGTCAAATATCCAGAGGGTCAGCTATTATTTCGCAGATACCGAATGAGTATCCAAATCAGCCACAGACCTCCTGTGCAGAAAGTAAGTATCACATCGAGGATCAGTCCACCAGTGCTACGCTTTCCGTTACCTTTACTCATGCTGTCTGTCCTTTCTCATAAATCCGTTATGTTGTCATCATCAATGTTGTTGCTTTCTTTCAGTGCGATGTTACCTCCAAGACTCGAAGCCAAAGCCGCGACAATGGCAGCAGCTACGCCGCCGATAACCCCAATGAGCTTCAAACGGTTCCTCGATTTTTCAGAGTCCTTATCCGCTACCGCTGCGGCAACTTCCTGCATCTGATTGAGAATATAAGTCTTCTGCTCAAATGTCAGGTCGTCGTTGTCCAGCATTTTTTCAAGAGAATCCATCACGCGGTTATACATATCGTAACAACTGCGCATACTCTCTCGATCGTCTTCCATCGCTTCCTGGATGACGCTGCGGTACTCTTTCAAAACATCAAGTGAAGTCGAAGCGAAGTTCGGAAATTGCTCAAGAGCTTTCTTTGCAACTTCGGGGTTCATCTTCGGAACCATTGTCGCAAAAGCAATGACTTTTTCTTTTGTCAAATGTCTGAAATCTGGAATATCCAGTTTCTTGAGAACTTGCTGTTCAGTGTAAGGCCGTGCCACGCTCCGTCCTCCCCTCGTAAGAGTGCAAATAAAAAAGGTGCGCCCCAACGAAGAGACGCACCCTGCAAAAGCGCATCTCTCATTGCTGCGACACAATCCTCTTACCACCACTATGGGTATAACGAGTTAAGAGAGAAACACTTGTTGCCAAGTAATTCTCCCATAGTGAAGCGGATAAGAAGATTTAATTGTGTCGCAAGCTTAGTATATCACACTCGCGCACGAAAAGGAAGTCAGAGTTTTTTGAGGAAAATCAGGCTTTGGCCAAAAACCCACTTTTTCTCGTCACTTATATATATTTTTTACATTTTTTCTTCACACTAATTAAAGAAAAAAGTGGGAAAGTGGGCAGAAATCCCGCAAAGCCTTGTGTACCAACGGTTTCAGCCTGCCCACTTTTCAAATAAAACCGGCCAAAAACCCACTTTTTTTGGCCAGAACCGTCTCTACAAGTCTCTCAACTCGCCCAAATATATCAAGTTTCCGAAAGAAAGTGGGCAGAAGCCCGTTTTTCAAAATAAAAGTGGCCACAATTTTTGCGCATGAAAGAGCCCCGAATCCTATCTTAGATTAGATAGAACCGGGGCAAATTCACGCAGTTTTGCTAAAATGCTCTCCGCTGATAAGGGAGATTTTTTGCCATAATCGGGATGTAGTCATATTGCTTGAATGACTTTTTGGAGTGTTTCTGAAGAGATTGACCGTACTTTTTAGGCGGCATTCCGTATCGGTTTGGCCAGAGCGCATCATCGTCGAGGACGGCTGATACAGTCACAGTGACAGCTTCCCACGCATCAACAATATCAGCAGCCAACTGATTGATGGCTTCGCTAAAGGCCTCGAATGCCTTCACAATATCTTCAGTAGGAAAGTTAAACATTTTTCTACCTCCATACTCGTCCGGACCGTTTGTCGATCAGAACGACACGACCTTCGATCTCAAAGTCTGCCAAGTCACACACATCCTTGATAGACCTGAGCAACTTCTTAAAGCGAAGCTCCTCGATTTCAAGGTTCATCATGGCCTGGTAGGCTGTCGGATCTGAGTAGCCCTCCGAGTTTTTTCGGTCGCTCATTGGTCACCTCTTTCTTTCTCCCATTTTTCAAGATCACAGCCGATCTCTTTCAGCTTGTAGGTACAGAGCCAGACATCATCGCCCTGTTCCATCTCATAACGACGGATCAAAGCCTCGATGCCGCGGGAGAAGTTGTCATAGAATTTTTTAAGCCTCTTATTGCCGAAGCCGAGCTGTTCACGCAGCTCCCACAGAACCAGAGCGTCGATCTCTCGGATATGCTTTCGATCGTACTCTGCGAGCTGTCGCTGTATCTCCATGTCCATAGCCTTTTTCTCGGCAGCAGACATTACGGCTCCGAACACTCTTTTTCCGGCTTTCTTTACTTTCATGAACGGGTCCTCCCATGATCCAGTTTTCTTTTGCGAAGAACATCGGAACTCCGAAGAAAAGAGAAAGGAGAAGGACCGTACCATCCCTCTCCAAAATAACAACCGGCAAAGATGCCAGCACCATCAATACCGCATAGATCTTGTTGCGGATCAGTTCGCGCTTCCACATAATCATTACTCCTTTATCAGTACGATGTCGACGGAATGAACCAGATATGTAGTTCCGTCAATTTTTACCTGAATCTGATCGCCGTCATCATAGTCTTTCCAGCTCTCGATTTTCCCGCTGATGACAGAACCATCGGGAAGAGCCAGGATAGCATTGTCGTAGCTGAATGTCGTGTCGATTACTTGTCTGTTACAACCCGTCAGGAACATCAGCATCATGGCGACAACGAGGAGGATCGCCGCAAGCATACAAACCGCTCTCTTAGCTTTCATCTTACTTATCCTCCCCAACAGTATAGAACGGCTTGTCATAAGCGTACATAGTCGCATGACTCTCATCTGGTGCATCCATCTCCAACACAGTCATGATGGCATAGTTTGCGAGATCGAGCAGCGTATCACGAATGGACTCATCCGTAACTTGCTGCTGGTCGCGGTCATTGCAGGAAAGGCGAGACAGGGTCTTGAAGCGGGAGAACTTATCCCCAAGACGGATACGGGCCATAGCGAGACCTTCCTCGACGAAAGTGGTATGGAAGCTGTCACCATAGTCGTGATTTTTGCGTGCGTAGAGCTCGTTCAGCCCATCGCAGATTTCCTTATGTCTTAGAACTTTTTCGTTCATTGCGATCCTCCTTAGTCTTTCATAGGCGACAGGCCAAGTCGTGTCCGGTAGTCATTGTGAGAAATCAGACCGCTGGCTCTCATGTTGCGGAGTGTCTCCTCATCCGGCCACGGGCAGACCGAAACAGAAACACCGCCATCAGGCGAAATATAAATGGACACAGATCGGTCACGAGCTGCCATTGCTTCATCAATGATTGAGTGGATTTTTTTCTCATCCATTTTCACAAGCTCCTTTCAAATATCATTTGCTCTGCGATGCAGACTATGGTCGGCATCAAAGCCATCGGGATAGCGGGCGCGGAGCTTATCAATGTTCATCTGGAAGATCGTCTCCAGATCATAGCCGATAGCTTCTGCGCTGATGGCCAGATACCATGCGACATCGCCAAGTTCTTTTGCCATGTGTTCGCTATCGAAAGCGTGGCCCTGGTAAAGATGCTTTTTGAGAATATCAATGCACTCTCCGGCTTCGCCGTTCAGACCCATCAGGCCGTTGAGAATACGAGGGTATTCCTTAGACATTCCGGATGCGGTCCGAAGTGCTTCTTTCTGGTACTCATTAGGTGTCATAGTATTCACACTCCTGAAAAATATAAAAAGAGAAGAGCCTGTGTTTCCACAAGCCCTTCCCTCTGGGTAGAGATTAGAATTTCAGCTTTTCGTTGATCTTCGCGATTTGCTTCTCAGCCTTTTTCTGAATCTCGGTGTTCCCGGCTGCGATTGCCAGGTCAAGGATTTCCTGCCAGTCTTCTAACTGGTCAAGCAGCATACCCTTGTACTGGTTATCTGTCATACCCACAGAATCACCACCATCCAGAAGGTGAGAATCGTTGCGTTCAGCCATAGCCTAACAACCTCCTTCCATAATAGGCGTTGTACTTTATGCGCATGATTTCTTTTTATGATTGTATCATAACAGCCGGAGTGGTGTCAAACGGCAGTGCCGGTAATCAACGCAGAATAAGGCAGACTTTCAATCCGGTCGCAAAGTGTATGCCATTCATCGAGCTTGTGATGCCGACGGGATTTGTAGATATTGGCCAGAACCTCATAGTTCAGCATGACCGTCCGTTTCTGATTGTAAGAGCTCGGAAGAAGCTGAATCATCTGCCACCAAATATCCTTAGCGGGGAGGCCGGTGTATTCATCAGTCTTCGTCGCTGCAAGATATTTTTCGCGATAGTGATTTAGCACATCAATCGTCATACCAAGGACTTCCATGGGCCCCGTATCTCTGTGATCGGTTCCTCCGATTTCAATACGGACATCGAGGTCATCAACCAGATGCTCGTGACTAAAATCATCCAGCGTAAATTCCTTATCCGCAATCTTGTGCATCGTCGAGCAGGAGTTGGCGACCGTACCGACCTTATAGGTGTCGAACTCTTTCCACCAGTACAGCGGGGCAGTGATGTCGAGATAGACGGTAATCATCCGCATGAACTTACGATGATCCGTACCAGCGTTGCGGAGGGCCATCATGAGTTGCTTATCGTTGGAGCCAATGCAGAAATTTTGCTGGCATTCTCCGCAACATTTTTCTTTCCCATAAGGACATTCTGGGCCACTATCGCTTTTCGCCCAAGAGTTCTTAGGGTTCCTCATGCCGCGAATGGCGTGCTCCCAGCCAAGAACTTCGACATTTTCAACTTTCAGCATTTGCTTCTCCTTTCCTTAACGCCTCATTGTGCTTTACAAGCGCACAGAGAGCGGCGTTCTCCTCATCGCAGAACTTGATGGAAACAGGGTCGACACGACGCACGCCATCTTTGAATTCGACAATGCCATAAACCTGCCCAATCTGACCAGCAGGGTGTCCACCACGAAGCAGACTGGCGTCAACAACATTACTCCACTGCTCCCAAAGATGAAAATATCCGAGTTCACCTTTGACTTCACAAAGGCGTGTTTGGAACTCAACCATTTTAAGCCCGGTCATTACAAACCTTATTTCTGTTGACCGCGAAGAACCTCAATGCAGTCGCAGTCAACCGTAGCAGCTTCGACATTCATAGCAGAGAGCATCATCTGAAGCTCGTCTACGAGATACTTCTCGCTCTTACCAAGGCCGCCACTTGCGAGAAGACGGATGTAGTTCGTCACCGTGATAGGAACAGGAATTTTCTTACCCATCTGAGCAGCGAGCAACTGAATGTACTTGGCCATCGGATAGGTAGCCACAACGATGGTGGCGCCGGTCTTTTCAGACATTTCGATGAGCATAGTTGTTTTGCCGCTTTGCCGTTCGCCGATATAAATTGTGCTCATTTGGAAGTCTCCTTCCTCGTTCTTGCCAAGACCTTCTTTGCCTGAGAAGTTGAGCCAAAGACTCGCTTCGTAACAGCAGCACAGAACCCGGCATAGGGATCATTGTGGTCACCCTCGCCACAAGAAACGATAGTCTTGGTTCCATCGAGCCAGAACACGATCGTTTTAGGACCACTGAAAATGACCTGCTTTACGCCGAGCGATGCCCTGGGGGCTCCGAAAGTGAAGTTGAGGAAAGCCTTAGCAAGAGCCGCCGGAATGATTGCATCATTGCGCTTCGGAGCATCAAAGAGTGAAGGTGTCACATTCTCTTTCTTGAACCAGAAGAGGCCGTATTTGCTTGCGTGGTTTTTAAGGCCGGCAAACTCCACTCCGACCCGATCATCTGTAAACTTTTTAATGATGCCGAGTTTCCCGGTGTATTTACCACCGTACTCGTCACCGGATTTAATGCTGACTATTGTATCAATGGGGATCATATTTTTCTCCTTTCAAATATCAGTGGTTACTTCTTGTCAATCCGGTTAGCTTTTCTCTCTTCGTACTCAGCCTGCTCGATGCGAACCATTCCGTCCGGACCATCTTTGAAATATCCATTCAGATCAACGATCTCGCCATTGGGAAGAATAAGCTGGAGATAGCCGACGGTATCGAAGTCGCCATTTTTCTCATCGGTCAGAAACTCTTCGACGATGATCTTGAACTTCTTGTCCGCCGGGAAGTACGGAAGCGTGATCGGATACATCTTGTCGATAAGGCGAGTCCCGAAGCCGTTTCTGAACGGAATATCAGGGCTTTCTTTGTTGATGAGCTGAACACGGTTGACATCCGAGTAAGTGACCGTACCGTCCTCGGCAACATCCTTAAACAGGCTGCTCATGCGCTTGCACTGGAAGTGCTGGATAGGATCGTTCTCACCAAACTCGACCTTAGTCCAAATATCAGGATCGTCCTCAATGGGGGTAAGGCATTTGCCGTCGATGAGGCGGTTCAGGATGCTCTTGGTGATCTGAATGCTCATACCGGAGTGGCCGTCGCGTTCCAAAGACCGATACGCTCTGAGGGCACTCTCATAGCACGCAACACCGTAATCCAAGTCGTCTTTATCTTCGGCACTTTCGCGTTCTTTCTGAGAAGCAAGAGCAACTTCACGAGCCGCCCAATCACTCTCGTCATCGGAAAGGGACAGTACCCGCTCGACATCATTATCGGTATGGCCGTCCCACTCAGGGGCAGTGGCCACCTCTTTGCAGTGGAACAGGTCCCAGTCCTTGTCCTCGTAATGATAGGTATAGGGCCCCTTTGGCGTGTCGATGCCAACGATGAACCAGCCTCCTCCAAATGGAGCCTCGCCATCCGAATGCTTGTGGGATTTCCAAGCAAGCGTCGGGAAAGTGTTCACCAAGACCGCGAAGAGGATGAGCCGCTGATGATAGAGGGAATTGAAGGTATGGAACCCATCGGAGAATTCTCCGATATCTTTCTCGGACATCAAGACTGCGCGATCATCCCAATATTCATTGGCGAAGATCTTCCGGCAGTCAGTCCCAAATGCTTTGATGATTTCGGGAAGATTCTTATTGACGGCATCAAGATGGATGCCATGCGCCTCACAAAATGCAAGCGCTTTTTCCAAAGGTTCGCCGACGCGGTTCGTCCAAAGAATGATTTTGGCGCCAGCTTCCTGTTCGGCCTTAACCTTGGCGATGTTTTTTTCATTCGGCGCACCGATCTCAGGCCATTTGTTTTCAACCAAAGTGCCATCGAAGTCGACAGCAATAATTTTTGCGTTATCCATGATTTCTCCTTTTCATGTCATGCGGCTTTCGGCATCGGTGCAGTAGACCACCCAACAAAGCGACCCTCATTGAAGTTCTTCTTCTCCTTGAGTGCCTTGCTAATCGCCAGATCAATGCCGGAAAAGCTCTTTAGATGGAAGTAATAAAGGTCACTGAATGGCGTCGTCAGACGGTCAATCCGTCCGGAAGCCTGAACCATGACCTTATAGGAATAGTTCTGCGAGTAGAAGATGATCGTATCAGTGGTAATGCAGTTCCAGCCCTCGCAGCCGGCCGTGTACTGCACGAGATAGACCCATTTGTCGCCGGTCGGGATCTCTTGATGCTTGTGACCGTTCCATTCAGCGACTTCAGTCCCATCGGGGTAACCAAGATTTTTGAGAATATCAAGCTCGTAGTCGAAATTGTAGAAGATGATGACTTTAGGGTGATCTTCCATGATCTCCAACACGGCCACGCTGCGGGACTCGTCCGAATTCACCACGCGGCGCCAGTTCATACAAAGCTCAGAAGCCGTTTCAATAGGACGGTCTTCCCAAGGGTTCCAGCGGTTTCGAGAAATATCTTTGTAGAGCGGAATGTTATAGGAAACAGGTACATCCTGATGATGTGATGTCGTGTGTCGCTCGAACTCCATCGTCACGAGAATACGATTGCGCAAACGGATCAGCCGTCCGGTGTTGAGATACCTGTCAACCTTCGGATACTTCGACCTCCAGTCATAAACTACATGTTGGTCGATGAAGTCGGTCTTGTTTCGATAGAACCCATTCGCGATAAAGACTGGGATGTAATCCTGCCAGGTATCCCCAGGGGTAGCAGACAGCAAAATCCACTTGTTCTCCTTGGCGATTTTCAGGAACGCCTTCGTCCAAGCTCCATAGCCGACGACTCGTTGCTCGTCAAATATAAAGAAGCTGTTTTTCACATCTTTGTACTTGGCAATGTTGTTCCACGAGTCGATGATGACTTTGTTCTTGTAGTAATTGCAGTCCTCGTGAGTGGAGAGCAGGAATGGAGCTAACTCATCCTCCCATTCACAGGTATCCCGTTTGCGCGCCGTGGTGATAATGTAAATATCAAGCGGATTTTTCATCGGCGCATCAGGAATGTCGAGATTTCCGCCCTGCTGAAGATAGTAATAAGCGAGGGCAGTTCTGGATTTACCGGAACCGACCCCGCCGCACAGGATACAACCGTTCTTCATTTTTTCAAGGGCGCTGCGCTGATGATCGTACAGACTGATGCTCATGACTTAGCCATCCCGATTAACGCTTCAATATCTGAAAGAGGCAGCTCAAGGTCACTCCAGTCATAGTCCTCATATCCGTCCTCTCCGAGATCTCTTGTCGGAGATACCATTACGGTTGCCGCAGAAGCTTCAGGACAATTCAGCGGATACTCAACACATATTTCAGTGTGAACAGCATCGGGATAGAGACCGTCGAGCCATTCTTTTGGCGCGATAAAGTAGAGGGTCATCGTCTCGTACTCATCGCTTTTGTATCGGTCTTCAAGGATGACTTTTTTCGCTTCAAAATCTTTAATGGTCATCGCTTTCACGCTCCTCTCGTAAAATATTCATCATTTGGTTGATGACTCGACGAGTATGCCAGACATCACTGAAGTACATAGGTGTAAACCAGTAGTTCTCCAAAGAGTCACCATTTCTGATTGGATCGGTAAGAGAATTGCCGACCTTGACAAACCCAGCGACGCCGAGCAGCGATAACTGGATGTAGCACATGAGCGCAACTGTCTCCTCAATGTCCTGAGCCGAGAAGAGAATATGGTTCTGGAAGTTCAAGCCGGCCTTTTCAAGGTCATTTCGTGCCACATTGGCAGCGGCTATCAAAGTCGCACCGCCTCCGCAGCAATCATCGTGAATTGTGATAAAGCCGCTTTTTTCGACCTGTTCAGCAACATTACCCATCGTCGCAAGCGCCATGAGATGGCAAACATTGTATGGAGTAAATATTTGCTTAAGTTCGTCGCTTCCAAGTCTCATCCGCATATAGACTTCACCAAGAAAGTCCTGGTCCGGATTTTTCTCCAACGCGACCGTCATTTCGGCAAGAAGCTCCGGGAATAACGCCTGCTCTTCTTTGCGGTACTTGGCGATGGCTTTCAGATAACGGTCTTCTCGCTCATCATAATGTGTCTTATCAACAGCATTGGAGAATGCGCAGGCCGTCATCAGAACGAAGTCCTTCCAAATGTCCCACGGTCGATTTCGCTCGGACACGAGCTTGTTGAATGTCTCGATAAAATACTTCTTGTCGTCCGCCCTTGGCGAGGAAGCTTTTTTCGGAGCTGGCTTTTGTGACTCTTTTTGCTGATTTGCTGAAATATCAATTTTCGGTATCTCAGGCGGAATGAACGGCTTTGGCTCATACTTTGGGAGCGACTTAGCCGATTTCGCCTTATGAGCCGCTTTCTTCTTTTTCTTAGGTTTCCAGAAAGGCATGGGGTCCTCCTTTCAAAAAGTTAAAGGGACGCCGGCTACCTCCTAACCAGCGTCCCCGCAATGCTTATTCCTGCGGATACTCGCTCGCAGCATACTTCTCAGCGAACTCATCCTCTTCGATGGTAACATACATCGTCTTGAGGTAGGCCTTCACACCGCTCTTCTCGTTCTTGGTGCCCTCCTGGATGATCCAGTTATAGGGGCGGATGATGAGATCCACATTGCTGATCTCGGCAAAGTCAAGAGCGCCGATGGACTCCTCATCGAGAGGCGTCTGCTTGCGGCGGGTGACCATGACGACCTTTGGCGGGAAGTTCTTGAAGCTCACCGCGACCTGGAGATAGTGGCGAGGCTCGTCACCTTCCTCACGGGGAGGCATCACGCGGATATTCCAGCCGTCTTCGATCAGACGCTGAGCATCGTTGTGGTCCTCGATGATAACGCAGAAATTTCGATCACCAGCACGGTTGTACTTGTCCTCCTTACCGGAAAAGTTTCGGAAGATAATGCGGGCGTTTTCGATGATGATGTTGTCAGTAGCTTTACGACTCATAATTAAGACTCCTCTCAACTGTTAAAACGGATATTGGAATGGACTATAATGGGCTCGTTCACGAGCTTCCTTGTGTGTCAGTTCCTCTTTTTCAATGCAGGGGGTGCAGATGTTTTTCATAGGCTGCGGCTTCTTTTTCCACCGATAAATGTTCTCGCAGTTTCTCAGTCCACATCGCCTGCAAGTAAACCAGCGGAGACCATCTTTTGTGAAGTTTTTCTCCATAGAATTACCTCACATCGAACGGTGTACTGTCTTCTTCATGGGGTTCGCCGGGACCGAACCAAGGCGGTGTGTCAGAAACATACGGATCTTCGGAAACGAACCACTCGAAATCGCCATACTTGGAAATATCAGTGGCCGCAGCATCAACGAG